TTGGCTGAACAGTATCTCGGAAATCAGCTGCCACCGGACCTGCAGAACGCAGTGCGCCAGGGGCAGATGACGACCGAGGCTGCTGTACATTTCTCTCGAGAGCGCATGGAGCGCGCCCTTCTGGAGAATAGGCACCGGCGAGCTACGCAGGTTGCCAATCAGCAGCAGCAGCACCTCCAGCATCAGCAGCAGGCGTATCAGCGCGAAATGCTCGGCAATGCCGTGCGCGACCATGTCAATGCGTGGGAGCGGACGGTGGCCCAGCACGATCCCGATTACGCGGCGAAGCGGGACGCTGTGAGGGACACGATGTGGGCTGTGGTGCGTGAGACTGGCACACCAGAGTCACCGGAACACGCGGTTAAAATCGCTCGAGAAGCGTACCGGCGTGTGAACGAGCGTTACGCTCGATGGTCGCCGCCCAAGCGACCGACATCGCGAGGCCCAAGCAGCACAGGCAGAACAACTGGCGCGTCGCCGGAAGCCAAATCGCTGCTAGATGTCGTGAGACAAGCACGGGAGTCCGCACGCGCCTCATAGCTTGTGAGGCGACGTAAATGCCTACCTACACTACTCCACTCTTGGAGCACATCGCGACCGCCAGCCTTGACTGGTGGTTTAACAAAGGCTCGGCTTTTAAGCAGGCGATCCAGGAAAAACCCCTGCTCGCCATGATGGAGAGCAAGGCCAAAACCTTCCCCGGCGGCAAAGGCGATATCGTGATTTCCGTAAAAGGAGATTACGGCAACACCGCCTCGCCTGGGACGAACGACAAGCTCGTCGGCTACCAGCTGGACGACACCGTCAACTACTACACGCCTGCAAACTTGAAGCAGGCGCGCTTCCCCTGGAAAGAGCATCACATCGGTATCACGCTCACTCACTCTGAGCTCAAGACCGATGGCATCAGCGTTGTAGACACCAACGGCGAAGAGACATCAGAGCACAGTGGTCGTGACGACACTGTGTTGGTGGGCATCCTCACAGACGCGCTCGAGGACGTGTCCGAGCGCTACGCCGTCAGTCTCAACGAGCTCCTCTGGACCAACGGCACCGGTGACGCAAAAGCGCTGGCTGGCATGGCAGCGCTTGTCACCGATGCACCTGGCAGCGGGACTGTCGCCGGCATCGATCGTGGGCAGAAGGCATGGTGGCGCAACCGTGCCTACACCGCCGCGATGGCGACTGCGATCGGCACCACACCCGCGCTCGCAGGTTGGGGCGGCGGGCCTGTCACGGCCGCGGCCGCAAACGGCGGCGCTCTCATCACGATACTGCAGAAGGAATATCGACAGCTGACCAGGTACGGCGGCAAGCCGAACACCGGGTTCTGCGGATCGGACTTCCTCGCTGCGCTCGAGATGGAGCTCCGCAGCAACGGCAACTACTCCATGCAGGGCTTCTCGAGCGGCAAGGACGTGTCGGTCGGCACCATCAGCTACATGGGCACCGACTTTGAATACGACCCGACACTCGACACGCTCGGCAAGGCGAAGCGCTGCTACTGGTTCGACAACCGCGACATCTACCTTGTGAAGATGGCTGACGAGTGGAGACACCAACACTCGCCGGCGCGGCCTCCCGACAAGTACGTGCTGTACCGAGGCATCACCTCGACCGGCCAGCTGTGCGCTCGCCGGCTGAACTCAGCTGTGGTGATCGACATCGCCTAGTCGCACCCCAAACGCAGCTGAGCCGCCGCCGGGGTAGAGCCCTCCTCGCACCCCGGCGGCCCAACCTTAAAAGGGATTAACGCATGAAGATGCACTACTGCACCTGCCAGATAAATCTTTCGGGGCAGAACTATCATACCGTCCAGATCCTCGCGACCGAGCCGATGTCATGGCCCGAGGTTCAGTTGATGATGGCTCTTCACGGCGAAGAGAACGTCTTCGACATCAATCCGGTCGCAACTCACGACACCAACCCGGTCGCTGAAAAGCAACGCCTCCAGGCAAAGTATCGGACTAACGCGAAGGTCGTTGAACAGGTCTTCCCAGGTCGCAGTCCGCGAATGGAAATGCTGATGCCGGCGCAGTCCGACGATCAGCCGAGCGCTGATGAGTATGGCGTTCCGCAGACTGAGCTCGAGGACGACGCGCCCGAGGGTGGCCTCGAGCCGCCGATCGGCCCCGCGGTGTTCAAGCCGGTGCCGACGCGACGACCGTTCCCCGCGGAGGGCTAGATGCCGATCGGCGTCACGCTCGACGTGCTGCGCAAGGAACTGCGCGCCGAGACGGGGCAGAGCATCAACTATCTGCTCCACGGCACGCAGTCCCAGCAGGCGCAGGACATGATCCTGGACCGCCAGCAGCGCGAGCTCTGGGACGCATACCAATGGCCGCACCTCGAGCTCTTCAAGGACGTGACGCTGAACAGCGGACAGGCTGACTACAGCTATCCGATCGATCTTCCGCTTGATCAGATTTCCCGCATCCACATTGCGCTGAGCGGCGCCTCGCAGTGGCAGACGCTGCACTATGGGATCCGCGCGACCGACATCCCGCCAGGCGGCGCTCCACCTGGCACGCCGCGGCAATGGGCGAACAAGGTGTCGGTGAACTCGAGCGGCCTGACTAGTCCGACCGGCATGATCACGCTGCTGCCGGTGCCGAATGTTGCCGGCATGGTCATGCGTATCGCCGGCCAGGCACCGTGCACCTCGCTCATCACCGACACCGATCGCTGCATCATCGACAGCAAGGCGATCGTTCTGTTCGCCGCAGCTGAAACCCTGGCGAACCAGAAATCCGAGGCGGCTGCGCTTAAGCTGACCAAGGCGCAAAATTACTTGCGCAAGATCCTCATCAATCACGGCGCCGACAAGCGCGCTGACTTCAACATGGGAGGCACGCACAAGCGCGTCGATCATCTCGCGGTGCGGCCATACGCAGGGGTGGCGGGGATCGATTACATCCCGTCTTAAAATGCCATGCCCTATTTCACCATTAAAGACTTTGCTGCAGGCCTGGACCTCCGACGCTCTCCGTTAACGGCGCCGGCCGGCACGCTGCGCAAGATGGTGAATTGCCATATCTCAGCCGGCGGCGAGATTGAGAAGCGCTACGGCTTCCAGCTGGTCGGCACGGTGGATCCTGCGAGCCGCGGCCTCATCGAGGTGAACGGTCAGCTGTACGTGTTCAAGCTCGACACCAGTGGCAATTACTATCCGAGCGCCACCGGTCCCGCGAGCACACACCCAGGAACGGCATGGGGCATCGGCTCGATCAATCTGCAGGCAACGGGTGCAGGCGACAGTCCGATCACCGAGGTGTTTGATTATGACGTTTATTCTGGGAACGTCTTTGCCATCACCTATCACGCCGGCTCGCCGGCGCCTGAGAACGTGCGGCGTCACCTGGCGACCTACACCTACAATGCGACCTTGGGCAAATACGAGTACGTCGCGCGCTACCTCAAGCAGGTCGCCAACGTGCCGGCTCCAACTCAGTGGGATCCGCTCACAACGACAAACGTGACGTTGTCCAACAGTAATCGGACGTTCAAGCAAACCGTCGCGACTGGGGACAACGGTGCGAGGGTCGCGGCACCGTTAGGCACCAACAAATATTATTTTGAAATCAAAGTGGACACGGTTGCTGGATCAACGAGCTCAATGGGCTTGCTTCCAGCAGCATCCACCTATGCCAACCTTACAGCCGGCACGAGTTGCGTGGCGGTACGCAAGGCCACCGGCAACATCTGGAGCAACAGCGCCGACACCACCAAATCATTAGGCGCGTTTGCCAACGGTGATGTTCTGGGGGTGGCGGTTGATTTGACCGCACGGTTGGTTTGGGTCCGCAAAAATGCCGGCAACTGGAACAACGATGCCGCGGCCAATCCAACAACGGGCGCAAACGGAATAGTGGTCCAACCGACCGGTGATCACTCGCCTGCCGCAGTCTGTTCAGGCACTGGTGGCGCAATCAATGACGGGTTCACCGCTGCTTTCGCGACGACGACCTTCGCAGCACCCGGTGGTTACGGACAATGGCCGCCGGATGGATCAACCATCTACGCCAACACAAACGGGATCCTGGGCTACTACTGCCGCGTCTACAAAGACAAAATGTATGTGGTGGAGGGGCGCTACCTGGGGAGCTCGTGCGTCGGCAAGCCTGACGTTTGGACAAACATCCCCGAGACTGAACCGCCGACCGGCGTGAAGACCGCGGGACACTTCGTCAACGACCTGTCCGTTCAGGACAGCGACATGACCTACAACGTCGCGATCGAGGTCTATTACGACAAGCTCGCGATCATGGGCAAAAACGCGACGCAGCTGTGGAAGGTCGATCCTGACCCCACCAAGGACCAGTACGACAGCACCCTGCGCGGCACCGGCACGATCGCCTGGCGAAGCGTGCTGCAGTACGGATCCGGTGACGTGCTCTTCCTGGCAACCGATGGCATCCGATCGCTGCGAGCTCGCGACAGTTCTCTCGCCGCATCGGTGTCGGACGTGGGCTCGCCGATCGATCCGCTCATCCAGGATCTGCACCGCGAGTGGGGCGAATACTCGATGTCGCAAGCGATATCGATCGTGCAGCCGATCACCGGGCGCGTGTGGGTCATCATCCCGCTCGCGCGCGACGAAGAAACCGGTGTGGTGAGCTCGCGCATCTTTGTGCTCAGCGCGTTCCCAGGACCGAAGATCACCGCCTGGTCGGAGTACCGCCCAAACTTCAATGCGGTCGCTGCGTGCACGCATCTCAATCGCATCGTGCTGCGCGACGACCAACACCGCGTCTGGGTCTACGGGCGCATGGAGGACACCACCGATCCGAACCTGCTCTATGACGGTTCGCCGGTCGAGGTGGTGTTCCCTTTTCTCGCCGGCGAGGATCCCGCGACATTCAAAAAGTACGTGGGCATCGACGCTGCGTGCGAGGGCGACTGGGAGGTCTATGTGTCCTATCAGCCGACCGACAACACACCGGACGGGGATGCAGAGGACCGCATCGGCACGCTTACCGGTGCAAGCTTTCAGCAGGGACGCTTCGCCATGCTCGGCGACAGCACACACCTGTCGGTGCGATTGCGCTCGGGCAAGATCAGTCCCTACACGCCAGGCACCACTGGCAAGAAAACGCTCAGCAACCTCACCGTCCACTACCAACCGGGGAAAGCAGATTGATGACTGTCGAGCAGCCCTCCGAGCAAGACATCCGCTTTGTGGTGTCAAACCTGCGCGAGGCCGACAAGCGCGAGCTCCTGGCGGCCGGCGCCAACCTCGAGCTCCTGCCGGTGCACATTATGATCGGCAGCGCGTTCTGCTTCTGCGCGATCGACAGCCTGTCTATTCCACACGCGATCTGGGGCCTGATGTCGGCGCGCAAGGGTGTCGGCAACGCCTTTGCGTTTGGCACCAAGCACTGGGGCAAAGCGCTGCCGGCGATCGTGCGCAACGTGAAGCGCTTTGCGCTGCCGCTCGTGCTGCAGAACGACTATCACCGCATCGAGTGCGTTGCGCTCGCGCACCGCAAGGATGTTGAACGCTTCCTCAAGCTGCTCGGCGGATCCCGCGAAGCGCTCATGCGCCAGTGGGGTGTCGGCGGCGAAGACTTCGTCTTGTACCGATGGCTAGCTGATGAACATCGCGCTCAGACCCACGCGACGCACGACAAGTACGTCGCACATTGAAATCCGGCCCGCCGAGCCGCGGGACGTGCCGGCGCTCGTGCGCCTGTTTGGCATGTACTTCGCCGCGACCAGGTGGGGCGACTTCCTCAGCTATGACGAAAAGCGAGCCGCCCCGCGGCTGCTCCAGCTGATATCGCAAAAGTACACGCCGCACCTGGTGGCCTACGATCGCGACGAGCTCGTCGGTATCATGTCGTGGCACTACGACATCCAGTACACCAATGAGCCGATCGGCGTGCTCGATGAGGTGTTTGTGATGCCGGCGTATCGGCGCACCGACCTGGGCCGCAAGCTGGTCGCGCTCGCGCTGCACATCGCCGCCAAGCACGGTGCCGCGGTGTTCAACTTCCCGATCGCTTCAGGCCTGCCTGAGACGAAGACTTTAGCCAACATGCTTCGCCACAAATTTGGTGGCGTTTACTGCGGCGTAATCGTGCGCTGCGTGCCACAGGAGGCTCCCTATGGGCGGCAAGAGTGACGACAGCGGCAGCAACGATCAGCAGATGAGCAATTTTCGCCAGGAGCAAATGCTGGCGCAGCAAGCGGCTTCACAGGTGAAGCAGAAGGAAGCGGCCGATGAGCCGGTGAAAGAACCAAAGAAGGGTGAGCAGGTCACTGAAGCGCCGATGCAGCAAAAGCCTGCCGAGGAGGTGGTGCCTGGTGCTGAGAACCTCACCGGGCTCGGCGACGAGCTCGTCGGTGGCTTGTCACCTGGGCGCGAGCAGCAGGTCAAAGATCAGCAAGGCCGGCTGACCTCTACACCACAGGACTACGGTGTCGGCTTTGATCCGTACACCGGCCGATATGCCGGCCAGGGTCCGTACACCGGAGGGCAAGTGTGATGGGCGGCAAGGGCGGCGACAGCGGGCCGAGCCCGATGCAGCAGACCTACGACACGGGCTCACCCTCGACTACGGGCGGATGGACCTATCTGGACGGCACCACCAACAAACCAAAAACCGCAACGCCGAAAAAGGAAGAGCCGAAACAAACACCGATCGTTGAGGATCCGAGCAAGGCCGGCGCCGAGACGGTCGCGCAGGATCCAGAGACGCAGCCATACGCGCCGCCTGGGTGGGGCAACTATCCGAGCTCGGGCACCAACCTCTCGGGGCTCGGTGACGTGCTGGTTGGCGGCATGGCCGAGCCTGGTAAGGCTGGACCAAAAGCGCAGAACTACTTCGGCCAGGTGTAGGAGGCCTCGATGGGCGGCAAAGGCGCGCAACCGCAAAACAACCAGATGGTCCAGTTTGAAATGGAGCAGGCTGCGAAGGCCGAGCGGAAAGAGAACGAGCGCAAGGCTCGCCTCGAGCAAGGCATGAAGAACATCGGCGAGATTTTCCACGGCAAGGAAAAGACCGCGCCGCAGAAGGTGAAGTTTGATCCTGGATCGTTCACGCCTGGTGGTGCTGGTGGAGGCAGCACCGCGATGAGCATCGATTTTGGCGGCCCTCTTCCGGTGTCGGCCACCGATGCGCAGAACATCGGCGACAGCGGTTGGACGTATCGCGGCGTGACGGCCACCGCTGGACCGTTTGCCGGCAAGAGCGGCTATGCGGTCTACGATCCGACAGGAGCTCAGCGCGGAGCCGGCCAGACTTGGGCAGATGCAACGCAGGGGCTCACCGGCCTCGAGTATGACAAAGACGTTGGCACCGGCGAGTTTGAGGCGGATCCGTTTGCGCCGGTCAAAGACAAATACAAATCGCACCTCACCGATCTGCACACTTCAAACCTATCGGGCACCTACAACAAGGCGCTCGATGAAGCGATCTTTGCGACCGCTCGCGCAGGTCAACGCGGCAGTACGACCGCAGGCGACATCCTCACCGACATCGGCGGCCGCCGTCTCGAGAACGGAAGGTGGGTCAACTACGGACAATACGGCGAGGCGAAAAACAAGATAACCAGCGACATCGACAAATCGCTCGCCGACCTCAACACGCAAATTCAAAGCGCGGAGGACAGCGCCGAGCAGCAGCTGTACATGACCGAGGATCCTGAGAAGGCGGCGACGGCGGCGCGCACGCTCGCCGGCAACATCCCAGCTGTGCCGCAGTACAATTCATTGGGCGACCTCTTCAAACCTCTGGTGATCGGCGCCACCGGTTTCTACAGCGGCTACCAAGGGCAGAGTGATTTCAACAAAGCGTTCGCAACACCGAAATCGCCGCTCGGTTCTGGCTCGGGCCAGGTGACGAGGTAAGTCCATGTGCGATCCCATTGGCATGATCGGTCTGGCGTTCTCGATCGGCTCGCAGGTCATGCAATGGCAGGCGCAGCAGGACGTGATGAACAAACAGCAGCAAGCCAACAACGAGTGGCTTGCCTACCAGCGCATGAAGGCGCGGCGCTTTGACGAGACGCAAGAGCAGATGCGCAAGAAGGCCGACATCGCGCGCGTCGGTACGCTGAACGAGCTCACCGGCGAGAAGCAAGCGGCCGCCCAGGAGGAAGAGCAGGGGCGCCTCGAGGAAGAAATGATGCCGACCGCTGAGCCAGGAGCTCACCAAACAAACGACATGCGCGCACAGCTGTTTGGAGAAGGCGCCGGCAATAAGATCACGCAGCATTACGCGGACTCGCTCGCTGACGCGACACGCGAGGCGCGCACGCGCATGCAGAACCTCGCTGTCGTGGCATCGACCACAGGCTCGCAATTCGGCCTGGCGAACCGCGCCAACAGTCTGCTCGGCGAGAGCAAGGATGAAATCCAGCTGCAGGGTGACCTGCGCCAGGGCAACCTGCTCGCATACAACGTGGCAAAGGCTGTCGAGCCGGTGAAGTACGCGATCGGATCCGGCGCCGGCGCCGCCGGCGGCATCGGCCAGGCGGCAGCTGGTCTTGCCGGCCGCAGTCTCGGCGCGGCCGCGGCTGGTGGCTCACAATCGTTCTAGGAGGCAAACGTGGCTGCAGTGACATTGGACGATGGCGGGTGGGGCGCGATCGCCACCAACTTTGCCAATGCGCTCGCGCCGGATCCTTCCAAGCGCGCACACATGATGCTGTACGGCGCGCAGTATCAAAAGATTTTGCTCGAGCAGGAAGAGAAGCGCCGCCAGATGGAGGCGCTGCAAAAATCGATCGAGGGTTTTCCGGCTACGCTGCCGACCGAGCCGATGCTGCCGAAGGTCGAAGGGCAGGATCAATTCGGCCCGCCGACACCGCAGATGACGCGCGACTTCGGAGTACAGCGCAATCAGCGTATCGCGGACAACGCTGCAGCGACGCTGCTCGCCAGGAGCGCTGAAGACTTCGCCAAGGGTGTTCATGGCAACCGCGCGATGGGCGCGATCGCCGGCGGCATCCCGGCCGGCACGGGTCCGCAGGATGTCATCCAAACGCAGCTGAGCGCGATCGGTGCGAGCCTGCCGAACTACTCGACAACGCCGCACACGTATCAGCCGCTCTCACCTGGTGGTGAAGCGATGGGGCCCGCGATTAGCTCGCGCAGGATCCCAGAGGGACCGTCAACGATGGTGTCGCCTGGCAAGGCGGGGCCGGCGAATGTGTTTGAGAACGATGCTGCGATGGACCAGGCATTGCTCGGCCTCGCACGCAAGGCACAGACAAACAACATCAGCGTCCCCGAGCTCGAGCAAGCGTCAGTGCTGTTGGCTAACCGCTACGGCGTGAAGAACGTGCAAGGCAAAGGCGCGGATGGTGCAACCACCAACACTCTGGTGCGCGAGCGCGAGCCGCCCGAGGTGTTGGGCGGCTTGTTGGCGAAGGTTGGCGAGTACAATTCCTGGAACAGTGCGCGCGAGGAGTCGGCCAGGACCGGGCGCCCGATGCCACCGCTCGTCACGCCAGCTGCGCCGGTGCCGCCGGTCGGCGGTCTTGCTGGTGCGCCTGCTGCGCTTCCTGCGCCGGCAGCTGCAGCGCCTGGTGCTGCACCTGGTGCAGCCGCACCGGCGCCCATAGTGCCGCCGCCGGCGACGGTCGGAGGCCTGCCTGTCGGCGCGAACGTCAGCACACCGACGCGCATCGCAGCAGGCGACGCATCACCGTTGCGCAAAGAGTGGATGGATCATCCCGCGGTGAAAAAGTATGAGCAGGCGATCCTGCCGTACCAACAGTTCAGCGAGAACGTGAAGGTCGGCACAGCGACCGCTGACATCTCGCTGATCTACAACCTCGCAAAGATGCTCGATCCCGAGAGCGTGGTGCGCGAAGGCGAGATGCTGATCTGGCAAAAGACCGGCGGCGCGCTCGATCGCCTGCAGGGGCTCTACGACAAGATCGTCTCGAGCAGGGCAGCGTTGCCACCGCAGACCCGCGCCAACCTGGCCGACACAGCCGAGCGCGTGATGACTGAAACACACAAAAACTACGAGCGGGCCGCCGATCGCTTCGGCACGATCGCGGGCAAGATGGGCATCGACCCCGAGCTCATCGTGCCAAAGGTTGACCCGCTGCCGAAGATCGATCGCAAAGCAATCTCGAGCATCACGCCGGCGGGTGCTGGTCCGCGCGGAGCTCCCGAGCGATCGTCACTCACGACAGCAGCACCGGCGAGGCCTCCTGGCGGCGGTCGTACAATTCGCGTCAACCCTGACACCGGCGCGATCGAGGAAGTGCGATGAACCTGCAACTCAGCGACGGGACCACACTGCAAGTCCCCGACGATGCAACGCCGGATGCGATCCGAAACTATGCGGCGCGCGGCGAGCAGTACATCAGGACCAACCGGGCGCCGGCGCCGAGCTCGAGCTCGCCATACGCGATGCCGGATGATCCAGATCCCATGAGCGCGAACAACACCGCGCGTCGCTGGGTGCGCAATGTCGTGACCGGCATCCCCGACCTGGTCGTGGGAGCTCACAACGCCGGCCTACTAAGTCCGCTGCAGTCAACGGCCGATTACATCACCGGCACCGAGCGCCCGGTGAGCAAGCTGCCGATGCCGAGCGAGCTCTACAACAAGTACATCGGCGACGTGCCCAACCTTCCTGAAGATACGAGCTATGGCCGGCACATTGGCGAAGGCGTGCTCGCTGCTGCACCGTTTGGAGCTCGAGGTGTAGCTGATGCTGCTCGAGCCGCACCGAGCCTTGGTCGGTCAGTGCTCGACGCAGCGGGATCGTTTGGCCGCAATGTTGTTGGATCGACCGTTGGGTCCGATGTCGGTGGTCGTGTCGGCGGCGCGATCGCCGGCGAGAAGGGACAGATCCTTGGGAGCCTGGCCGGCGGCGCTGCGCCCTCAGTGAGCCCGAGCTCAATCATCCAGTCTCGCTACGCCGGCCGCGGCAAACAGAACGCGCCAGAGATTGCAGCTGCAGCTGAGCGGCTCGGCATCGAGCCGACCGCCGGCGCGCTCGGCAACCTCGACATCCAGGCGCGCGAGAACCGGTACGCCGGCAACTATCCGCAGGGCCTGGCCTCGCGCGAACAGCAGCGCATCCGCGCCGAGATGGCAGGCGCCGGCGAGGATATCGGCGTGCAGCGTGGCGGCACCGGCGGCAGTGTTGCGCAGGTCGGCGACGACATCCGATCGGCGACCACCGATCGCCTGCAGGCTGATCGCGACTATTCATCCGCCGGCCAGGAGAACCTGCAGCGTGATGTGGGCGACCTCACGCCGGTGCCGATCTACAACATCATCCAGCAAGCACGCGCGGCTTACCCTGGACTGACGGTGCCAGGCCGCAATGCACTGACGCATCGCATCGTTGAGCAACTCTATCCGCTCATCACGCAGCGCGACGCACACGGCAATCCGGTCATCGGTCCAAACTCAACGGTGCCCTACGGCTTGCTGAAGCAATGGCGCACCGAGCTCGGGCAGTCGTTCGACCAGGGCAGGATCCCGCGCAACCGCGAGCTCTACGGACCCGCCACCGATGCGATGGCGGATGCGGCTTCCAGCACCGGCATCCCGCGTGGCGAGTTCAATCGGGTGCAAGAGTTCACGCGCGGTGTCGAAGGTGAGGGAGGCCTCGCCGATCGCCTGGCACCCTACGACAAGGAACCGCAAGCGGCATACAACTACACGCTCGAGGGTGGACTGAATAACCCCGATCGCGTCCAGACGTTCGCGCGCGAGACAGCCGGCGATCCGCGCCAGGATCGCGTCTTCGGCAATTACTTGCAGCAGCTGGCTGCAGATACGCTCGGCACCGGCGGCGCGCAGGGGCCGCGCAAGTTTGCCGACATCATCCAGAACGCGGACCCGCGCGCGATCGCGACCATTGCGGACCAGGTGGCGCCAGCAGTGCGGGATCTTGCGACGGTCGCGCAGGGTGTCAACGTGCCGACCAGCCAGACCGGGCTCACCAGGGCGACCGGCGGCGTTGCCAACACGCTCGGCGGAAAGTTTCTCGGCTCCGAGGTGCTCGGTCAGCTGGCCGGTGCAATCGATCCGATACTCGCGATGCCGGCGCGCGGCATCGGCTACCTGGCGCGGCCAAGCCTCGACTGGATCAACCAGCGCATCATGCAAAGCGATGCGGCGAAGCGCGGCATGATCGGTGCACCAAATCCGCGCCGGCCGATGAGCATCGATGAGCTCGTCCGCATCCTCAACATCGTGGGTCAGCAGCAAGGGCAGCAACAGCCGGCACCGTGAGGACACCATGCCATCGCTCGCAGACTATCTGCTCGATCCGAACCGGCGCCAGTTGCGATCGCAATTTCGCCAGGGTCCGGTGCCGCGCCCCGTGCAACAGCTTTGGCAGAACGTCGGCGAGAGCCTGTACCGCGATGCAGAGCGCGCGTGGCTGACCCCCGATGGCAAGCTGAAGCCTTCGCCAGCTTGGGGGCAACGACCGGTCGCCCAGGCTGATGCAGACGCCGCAACATTCCGCGCTGCAGGCGCGGAGGCAAACGCCGATCGCGACGCTCGCCTTGCAAGCCAGGCCACACGCGAGGCCAGCACAGCCAGCACGGCCAAACAGCTTCGACCGCCGGCACAAGCACCAGCACAAGCACCAGGCCTGTCGGGCATCGCGAGCGCGCACCAGATGCTCGACACGCCGGTCGGTGTGCTTGTCCAGAAATACGCTCCCGATCGCGCCGGCATGGTCCCCGATGCGATCGGCAAATCAACGCTGCGATCGGTGCTGCAGGGGCCGTTTGGCAGCATGGTGATGCCGCAACTGCAGCCCACGCTCGCACCGCAGCTGAAGCAGTGGGGCATCACGCAGCAAGACTTTGCCAACGCGGTCAACCAACCACCGCCGAACCCACCGGCCGTGATACAAGCACAACCACCGCAGCCGGCAGGACCGCCAGCCGCGGCGCCGCCACAGCGACCGGCTGCGGCGGCGCCACCGCGGCCGCCAGGCAGCGTGCCGACCGGGATCCCTGAAGGCTTGCACCCGTCCGCGCGCGGCTATGCCGAAACGCTGCTCAAAGATTTCCCCGGCACACCGATCACCTCAGGACATCGCGACGCCACCACCAACGCGAAGGTCGGTGGAGCTCGAGGCTCGCAGCACATTGAAGGTCGCGCGCTCGACATCTCGCTGCGTGGCCTCAACGACGCGCAGAAGGCTGCGGTGGTCGATCATGCGCTCGCGAACGGTGCGCGCGGCATCGGCTACTATCCGCACAGCGAGAGTGTGCACGTTGATTTTCGCGAAGGCGCGAACGCTGCCTGGGGCCCGAACTACAGCAAGACCTCGCTCGACAGAACGCCGGCCTGGTTTCAGCAGCGCGCCCAGGCGCACCTCAGCAACACCGGCGGGCCCGCTCCACCGTCCGGTGCCGTGGCACGAGCTCGAGGCCCTGCGCCCTCGACCGACATGGTCATGGGCAAGCTGCAGTCGCTCGGCTTCAATGAGGCGCAGTCGAAGGCGATCGTCGGCAACATGCTGCAAGAGAGCTCACTGCGCCCGAACGCAGTGAACCGCGCGGAGGGCGCATACGGCTTGATGCAGTGGCGCGGCGAGCGCTTCAACCAGCTGCAGCAATTCGCGCAACAGCAGGGCACCACCTGGCAGAACCCCGACACGCAGCTGGCCTTCATCAAGCACGAGATGACGAACAACCCCTACGAGGCTCGCCAGGCGCAGCGCTTCCTGCAGGCCACGACCGTCGAGGAAGCCAACGCGGGCATGCGCAACTACATCCGCTACGGCGACGGCTCGGAGGGGAAGCGTCTCGCCTATGCGCAGCGCGTCCCCGGCACGGCCGGCACGACCGCCCAGGAGGCGATCGCCCAAGCGATGCCTGGCGCCCAGGCGGCGCCGGTGCCGAGCGCCTTGTCCTACGGGCCGACCGCCACGCCCCAGGCTGGACCGGCGCCCCTGCAGATCACCGTCAACAAGCCGAGCCCGCCGGCGAGTCCGCAGCAGCCGCAGGCTGTCATGGCACCTCGAGCTCAGCAAAACGCACCGGTGAGTCCCGCTGCGCCGGCGCAGGGCCGTTCCAAGCTGGCCCAGCAAATCATGGACAGCATGCTGCCCCACCCGAGCCAGGGACAACTCACGACCTTTGTCGAGCCCAAGACCGGGAACGAGATTATCACCGGCTCGATCGGCGGGGAGAGCATCTACCGGAACCTGGGGCGCACCGGCGCGGGACAGCCAACGACACCCGGTGCTGTCCCCGCCGCGCTGCGTCAGGCAGTCGAGCAGGCTGTCCCAATGCCGCGTCCAAGGCCTGCCGAGGCGCCCCAGGGCACACCCTTCGCGATCATGCCCGACACCGGCGCGGCGATGAAACCGCCGACCGTGATGCAGCGCGACTTCAGCCCGCTGCCGACCACCAAGATGCCTGGCGAGCTCACGCCTAACGCCGGCTTCCTGGCGCCTGGCTCGCTGCTGTCGAACAAGCCGCAAGCCGCGGACGCTCTCAGCTTTGAGCGCCCGTACCTCTCCAACCCTGGTGCGAAGGGCAACCCGATGGTCGGCCCGAGCGGCACGCCGAGCATGGTGCCGAACAAGGACGCGCTGATGGGAGGGCAGGCGCCAACCCTGCCCGGTGCCAGCTTCCCAGGGCCAAGGGCGAGTCCGCCGGGGCCGGTCGCGGGGTTGACGTCACCCCTGCCGGCGGGCCCACCGGCGCCCTTCCCAGGGCCGATGAGCTCACCGGCGCCACAGCCCTTCCTCTCGGCCGGCGGCGGCGGGCGCGTCGGCGGATCTGGCTTCAACCTGCCAGGCCCGGTGTCGGCATTTGGCCCGCAGAACGTCATGCCTGGATCCTCGAGCTCGCCGGCGCCACAGCCCCCGCCGCAGGCCTGGATCCCGCCGCAGCTGCAGTGGTGGCAGCAGCCAGGCGCCTTCGGTGGCTACAGCGGCTACGGTGGCTTCGGTGGTGGCGGCTACAGCGGCTTCGGCGGCTTCGGCAGCGGCGACTTCGGCGGCAGCGGCTTCTCCGGTCTGGGCTTCGGCCTGGGCGGCTTCGGCGGCATGTGAGGCGTAACAAAAAGCGCAAATCTGTTACGGCACCGTGGCAGAACGGCCAGATTTGCCACGCCTGTTCCCCGTGAAACAAAAGGGGCCCCCGAAGGGGCCCCGCCTCGCGCGCGTATCAGGATTATCAGGCTGCGATCGCGAGCTCGGTGGCCTCCGCGACGATCTGGGTCAGGCTCTTGCGGCTCATGTGCATGGTGTAGCCGGTGCGCTCTTCCATCGCGACGAACTGGGCGAAGAGCTCGGGGCGGGCCGCGGCGCCGCGCGCGATGTCGCCCTTGCTGCCCATGATGCAGAACACGCAGGACAGGCGCTCGTTGCCGGCGGCGTATGCGGGGTGCGGCTCCTGGCCGGCGCCGGCGATCGTGGCGAACACCTCAGCGGTGGTCAGGGTGAAGATCGGGCACCACTCGTACCAGGTGCGGCCGGCCTTGCTGTTGCGTGCGCTCAGCTTGAAGGGGTTCAGCTTGGAGCGCGAGGCGCTCTCCGCGGCGCGCACGCCGGTGCAGGACACGATCACCTTGATGCCGCGCGCGGCGGCGTAGCGGCGAACCTCACGGTCGATCGGATCGCGCTTCAGGTCGGAGGTGCACTGACGGTGTGCGCTCGACGGGAAGGACGGGACATCGGGGCGGGCGGCGAAGCGGCGCTCGACCATGTCGAGGAAGGTCTTCTGCGCGCGGGCGACGATGAAGGGCACGCCGGCGTCAGCTGCCTGCTGCTGTGCGAGCTCGAGGGCACCGTGCCACTCCATCTCGCCGAGCGAGGCGTGCACGACCAGGATCTGCGAGGCGGGGACCGTCTCGAGCAGCTTGATCATCATGGCCTGGCTGTCCTTGCCGCCAGAGTGATTGATGATGAAGAGGGCGCCCTGGGCGACGAGGTCTTGGGTGTTCATGTCGGTTAGCTCCTGACCGGTGACCACCACCGGCCTCAGTGGTGTGCCACAGTAGTCTGGGGGGTGTCAACAGCTAAAAACAAAGGCCCCGCCGCGGAGCCCGTGAGGGTAACGGCGGGGCCTTGGGGATCCTTAACGGAGGCTGGTGGTCAGCCCCCGAGACTAACGCGGTCCCGATCGGAAGATAGGCGAGCGCGGGCCTTGAGGAAAGACCGGATGTCGCGGACCTTGTAGTACGGCACCCCGTCCCCGCCGCGGGTGATCTTGGGGCCCTGGCCGTTCGCCGCCCACCACTCGGCGCCGCGGATCGAGATGCCCACCCAGGCGCACATGCTGCGGCGGGTCAGCAGGTAGCTGTCCTGCATCGTCTCGGGGTCGAAGGTGAGCTCGGGCTTGCTGCGCGAGGGGCGCTTCCAGCCCGGTTTGTGACGGTCAATGTTGCGGTCTTTTTGTGCCACAGTGACAACCTCTTTATTCCTATTTGAAGTATTTGTCTGTGGCACGCCTTCTAAGACCGTTGCAACGCCGCTGCAACTGTTAACCAAACTTGGGCCAATTTCGGCCAAATTGCCCCTATATGAGGGGGCCGCAGGAGAGGCGAGAAGTGCCTCTGCTGCAGTGGTTTCCTGGGTTTTCCTTGACACGGACATCAATATTCCTCCTCTGTATCCCTGGTTTTCAGTTAGCCCTGCGAGACAATGAGTTTCAGGTGGGGGGCAGGGGCCCGCTGCAATTCTGCTGCAACTCGCTGCGACAGCGCCAGCTTGCCGGCCGCGACTTCTGTGGCAGTGACCTTCGCGTAGTACTTCAGCGTGATCGCGATCGAGGAGTGATTGAGCGCACGGCTCACCGCCTCGATCGGCACGCCGGCGCGCAGCATCCAGGTCGCCGCGGTGTGGCGCAGAACGTGGATGGTGACATCGCCCAGGCCGAGCTCATCGGTGGCGTTGTCCATAGCCTGCTGGAACAGGGTGTAGAGCAGCGGGTAGCGCTGGCCGGCGACGTAGGACACCTCGCCCGTCTTGGTCTTGTAGGTGCGCGTCTGCTGCGCGACGAAGGTGAACACGCGCGCGTCGGGATGCGGCTGCGCGCCGGTGGCATCGATCTGGTGCTGCAGCTGGCGGCGCAGGATGTCGAGCTCGGTCGGGCCGAGCGGATCGATCATGGTCTTGCGGCGCTGACCCTGGCCCTTCGTCTTCAGCGTCATGGTCGGGTGTGCCACATTGAAATCAACCTGGCGCCAGGTCAGTGTCAGCACCTCGTTGATGCGCTTCGCGGAGGCGAGCGCAAACTGCAGCGCATCGTGCAGGTCGGGGCGCAGCACGCTGATGATCGCGCGGAGCTCATCGACGGTGAGGACGCGGATATCAATCTCGCCTTCCTCGATGCGGATCTTCTTCCACGGGATCGGGCCGACCGGCGCGCGGTGCACCAGGTGCGCGTAGTTGAGGATCGCGCGCAGGTTCGCGAGCGTGTAGTTGACCGTCGAGTCGGTGACCTTGCGCACGCCGTTCACCGCACACTTGCGCTCGGTGTCGCGGCGCAACTCGCGGAGCTCGATGACGTGCGCGGGGCGGATGTCGGACAGCAGCGTGTCCTCGCCGAGCTTATCCTTCATCCAGATCACCTGGCTCTCGAGGCCGGGATCCTTGTTACGCCGGCCCTGCTCGTTCCACCAGGCATCGGCCGCCTGGCCGAAGGTGATGCCGGCGTTGAGGCCGAGCATGACATGCTGCTTGCTCTGGCCGAGCACCTCGTCCTTGCGCGCCTTGGCGAAGGCTTCCGCCTTCTTCAGATCGCGCTCGTGCGTCTCGCCGGTGTACTGCTGACCGCGGACGTTGAAGCGGTAGGTGAAGGGGAGGTCAGCGCGCTTGCGCTGGACGTTTGTGCCGAAGAGGACTTCTACTTTCTTCGCCATGATGGGCTCCTGTCAGGGCCCCGACCACCGGGGCTCGACGCATGGTGTGCCACAGCCTGGCAACATCGTCAATGCCGAAGTAGCGGCGCGGCGCCACCCGCCCTGTCCCCTTGGTGCGCCAGGATATTTTGCCCTGGTCAGCCATCTCGCGCAGGGTTTGCGGGTACATCTCGAGCAGCCTGGCGACCTCTGGCAGCGACAGCAGGGTCCGATCGGCGAACGCAGCGCGGATGCTCTCGGGGAGCTCATCCAGGCGCGGCTTGGGATCCATGATCGGCATCAATTGTCCTTCGTCGCCGCCACCGCATAGGCGAGGTCGCTGAGCTCTTGGATGAACCCTGCTATGTCCTCTTGCTTGATCGCACCCACCGCGAACCGCGTCTCATCTTCGTCGCACAGGTAGATATGCACAGCCCGACACTTCGGGTTTGCACACAGCGACACTTCAATCAGGTGCGCTACTTTCATCGGGCTCTTCCTTGTGCGCGTAGTCCCTGGCGATCGCCTTGATGAGCGCGAGTTGGCGCGCGGCGACCTCGATCTTCATCGTGCCCTCGTTGACCTTCTTGAAGTAGACGCGCTCGCGCCATCCAATCTCGCGCTCGAGCTCGGCCAGCTTCTCGCGTGTGGTGAAGTTCTCAAGCATAGCCGACCTCCCTCTGAATGCGTGTGGTGTACTCCGCGCACAGGCGCTCGATTTCCTCAGGCGCGGTGCCGGCATCGCTGAGGCCTCCGCGGAACGTCGCCAGGCGGCGCGCGATCGTCTCTTCAGCCTGGCGGCCGCGCCGCTCGCGTCCCTCTTCCACACTACGGCGCCGGCGTTCTGGATTTTTCATGTTGGACCTGACGCTCTGCGTTGCACTGACGCTCGGTGTAGATGCCGTACCAGTAGCCGAGCCTCACGAGCTCGAGCTTCGCGGGGTCGAAGCGATCACCGACTCGCCGCTCGAGTGCGCGCCAGACGTGCTCGGCGAATCCTTCGGCTGCGGCCGGCTCGACTACGTTGGTCGGATCCACTGTTCGCCCCCTTGATGCGTTTGTGTGCGTCGCGGATCACGCGATCGTTCCAGGACATCGGGTAGTAGTAGTCGGGCAGCGGAAGCTTGCCGGCAGAGACATCGCGCATGATCTGCCGGCGCGACTTGCCGAAGAGCGTGGCGACCTCGTCCAGTGTCATGGCGCGGGATCCTTCGGCTTCATCGGCGCGGTGTGCAGCGTCATCGCGTTCTCGAGCATGCGGAACATCTTCGGCTCCTGCTCGGTGAGGAGCGCGATCGTGTCGTAGTTGGTGCTCGCCCAGAGCTCGGCGACCTGGAGTGTCTTGGAGGTGCGATAGAGCGCGATGAACTTGGCACACCAGTCGCGCCAGGCCTGCGTCGCGTCGGCGCCGGCGTCAGGCTTCTCGAGCTCGTAGGGCACCTTGGCCTCGACCGGCGCCGGCGGCTTGATTTCGGGCGGGGGCGCCTTCGGCTTCGGCGCCTCGATCGGACGCGCGTTCAGATCCTTGCGCGTCTGCTCATCGTATTCGGCCCTGGTGGCGTACACGCCGACTTGCTTCGGCGTGACATCGATCATGTCGGGCTCATCGTCAAACAGGAGGCCGAGCAGCGCCTCAGGTTGATGGCGCCGGCCCCAGATGCGTGCGCCGGCATAGGCGAGCATCTGGTCGGGCTGCTTGTCCCATTGCGAGTTCTGGGTTCTGACATCGCCGACGCTCACCGAGATGGTGCGCGGCTGTGCCTCGTTGGTGAGCCTGGCGGTGACCGTGACAGTGCGCTTGTCGCCGGCCTCGCCGCTGTACTCGTAGGTGAGGCGATCGGCGAGGAAGCCCGAACTATTGAGGATGGCGGCCGCAAGCTTGCCAGAGAACCCGACCTTGCCGCTGACCACGTAGCACTCGCCGATCGTCATAAAGAAATCGAGCTTCAGCCGCTCGATCGTGTAGCTGACCAGGAAGATATCGGCCGGCGATTTCTGAAACGCCGGCGGCACCAGGCGCGCGGTGGCGAGCTCGCGGCACAGCTGCATGCGCTGCAGCGGATCGCCAGGCCAGGGCATGACCTGTTGTTGCTGGATCGGTGGCGCCTGCACAGCGGGCAGCGCGATAGCGGTGGCGGCTTCGGTCATGGGTTCCCTCGTTGTTGTTCATCAGCCACCACCCGCCTGGTGCCGGGTGGTTGAACAGCATGGGAACCCAAGGGGTAAGCATGCCCCTGCCTATTTCCCCGAAGGGTATTTTATTCGGCAGGCCACCCGACAAGGGTAGCCCTTGGGTTCCAGAGAAACCGCGCCGACCGTGTTCAAGCAGGCAGTGCGGTTGTCAGGTTAGCCTTAGTGGTCACGCGGAGTCGATCTGTTCTGCCGTCATAGCTCCCTTGTGGTGGTGGTGATTGCACCGTTTCTGGAGCGCTTCACGGTCGTGTCACCGTAGAGGATGGTGCCGACATCGTTGGGCACGAGGCCCTTGATGATTTTCTTGCTCGCCTCGTGTGCCTTGGCGGCGCGGTGCGTCTCGCCGAAGACACGCATGTTGTCGATCATCTCGGGGCCCCAGTTTGGGAGCGGGCTGACCTTCGCCAGGTCGATCGTCTTCCAGAGCTCGGGCGGCACCAGCGGCGGCTTCTCAAACGGTGGCCGCATGAGCTCGACGCACAGCTGGAACGCAGCGATGCGCTCCCACACGGTGCGCTCGTAGGCTTCGTCTACGAGCACCTCGAGCTCGGTGAGGTCATCGGGCCCGAGCACGGCCAGGATCCCGCGCTCGACACCGCGGCAGCGCATCTGCACCAGCACCTGGGGCGTGTAGCGTTTGAGGGCGTCATCTAGCTTGCCGCCCCAGTTCTTCGCCTCGACGACTGCTTGATCAAACTCCCTGAAGCCATCGAGCGTGCAGCTGATTGAGGGGAGCGTCGGGTGCTCGAGATAGCGTTGCCGCTCAGTGATGATGTGGCCGGTCACCTTCTCGAGCCACATGAGCGTGAACGGCTCATCGTGCTTGCCGCGTTGGACGGCCAGGTTGTTGGAAAAATCTTTCGGCGGTCGCTGACCGGTGCGCTCTTCCCAGAGCTCGTACAGCTGTTCGCCGGTGCCGTTGACGATGATCGGCGCCTGGGACGCGGTGGTCTTGAACTCGCGCAGAGGGGAGAGGTCGGACATAGCGCTGCCTCCTTGGTCGCACCGTGGTGCGCCGGGACTTCACTGGCCCCGTCAATAAAACTGAACGCGCAAACATCAAGGCTGTTCAGAAAAATGTCAAACGATATGACAGCGCAGTGACAGCGCGATGACGGGGGACTTGACCGCGCCCATCGTCGCGCCACACCCATAGAACCGAAACGAGAAACGCTGTGGCGAAATTGTGAACTGTGTTTGGTGCAGCACT